AGCCAGATCGAGGTCTGACTTTTCGGTGAGACCCAACTGTGCGGGGGTCTTGAGCTTGCCGCCGCGTTGCGGCATTGCGTTGATCTTGTCCGATGCGTCGGATGATTCATGTTCTTGCATGTCCTTCTCCTCAGGATGATACCCGTAAAAGTCCATCCATTCCTTAATGTGTGGCTCATCGCCGCGACCCTTCGCCAGAGCCTCGTCAACCATCGACTGCATGTACGTCTGACCGTCCGTGGTCAATGGGTTCTCAAGGAAAATGTGGCAACCAGAGCAGTGCTCGGGTGCATCGGATTCTTCCTCGAAGAACGGCCCTTTCGGGTAGTTGTCCGAATCATACGAAGCCTCGTCCATCACGTTAGGCGGCGTCTTACCCTCCGCGTCCAGCGTGGCAGCAATTTCTGTCGCACACTTCTCGCACCACACGTCCGCTTGATAGATGTACGTGCCGTCGTTGGAACCACGGATACCACTGTTGGCACCCGGCTCGAACGCTTTCTTTTTCTTTCCAATTACACCAAGACCCCTCAGACGGGTTTTATCGGCTTCGCCGAACTCAGGTGTCTCAATGGGTACATCGGGCTGAGGTATAACTTCTTCGACACCAGCGGCTTCCAACAATTCCACATCGCCGGGATCAATGTAGTCGGCAAGGCCCTGTAATTCCATCAACTCTCCCTGACTGATCCGCTCGGCGCGGAGTTCGCCTCGGAGGTATTCCAAACGACCCTGAATTTCCGATGTCTCCTCCTCATCAAGCCACGCTTTCTTCGCCGAACCAGTCTTGGCGCATGGAGCTTTCGAGGCTTCCTGCATACTCATACCGCAACGCTTGCAGTGACCATCGGTGTCAGTGTCCAGATCGTGAGTGCTGATGTTAGTCAAGCGTGCTCCGTCCGCTTCCTTCTCGATAGAAGCCTCAATCACGTTCTCTGCCTTCGTCGCCAGCGATGACGGGATGGGGAGGGTGGAAGACTCATGGAAATTTTCTTGGCAAGAGTCGTCGCCGTTGTCAATCTGTTCGAGATCAAGATCGCCTTCGTCGCCCATGTGGTGACCTACGTCAACAACCGACCACGTGGCTCCGCACGGCCCACAAACAATCCACCACTGCCCGTGCTCAAAGTACGGATTGCAGTTCTCGTGAATCTCGGTCTCGGGGTGCGTCTGTGCCAACTGTGCTACGCGAGCTTCCATCTCTGGCGTGTTCTGTTCGGTCAGCAATCCCGCACTCACCTTGTTGGGCGTCTCAGTAACACCGCCGCTTGATCTCTCGGTATGACCCTGCTCGGTATAGTTCGGGTCGTCGCCGACAATTTCACGCAGGGCGTTCTCCGCGTCTTCACGATAGTCGTCGATGTCGCTCAGCGAGCCGTCCTCTTCGCGGCGGAAAGCGTACTCAAAATCCATCATGAGCTTGGAGCAGGCGATGTACTTGTCTTCGCCCTTGCCCGTGCGGGTGTAACGCTCGTTGAACACGTCCGCCAGCCCGCCCTCCTTCTTGCCTTCCATGAAATACTCGAAGGCATCTTCGAGAATGCTTGCTGTTTTGCTGGTCATGTGCCACTTCTTTCCGGGAAGTTCGGGTACAACTGTCTTCCGCATTGGTTTCTCGTCTTCGGTCGTTGGTTGCTGACCCGGCAGAGCAACGGCCGTTCCGGGTGGTGGAGCTACTACTGTCTGTGGTGCGGCGGCAGGTGCGGCGGGACGTGCTGCGGGAGCCGCTGCCGCTGGAGCCGCTGTCTTCCTCGCAATAGTCATCGATACAACCTTCTCGCCTTCCTTCATGTACTTTTTCACGGCACGTTCGGCAGAACCGTAGTCCACACCTGAAACCTGCTGTTCACGTTGCTGACCCTTGGGATCACGCAGGAGGACTTTCCATTTACCCGCTACCTTCGGTCCCGCCGTGCCTGATGGGTACAGCTTACCGAGTGTATCATTCCAAACCTTTTCCTTCTGCGGACAATCGATCTTGTGGTGATTCGTGACCGACCCGCAGCACTCTAACGTCTTCAATGATGTCGCAATCTTTGGAGGAGCCCCAGCCGAGCCGCCTTCTTGATAAAATTCTTCACGCCACAGATCGCCTGCTCCGCGCACATCGTCCGACCCGCCCCCACGCCCAGCGAGTTCCGCAGCCTCTTTCGATCCTTGCGTGCGTCCATGAGGCAGGCGTCCAGTGTCACCCGGCGTAATGCTGGGACGAATCGCATCCTGATCGGCGTTCACGAAGTCGTGCCCGATCATGCCTTCTTTTTCAAAGCCGGGGTCAGTCCACTCCGCACCCTCAGTTTCAAACTCTTGAAGCGTCAATTGCTGCCCATCGTCTTTCATGACGGGTTGAGGTGTGTGCCCCTTGGCATACGGGATCATCGCTTCGACCGTGGGCTGAGGCTTCGTTGTGTCCTCACCGAAAGCGTTTGGAATCTCTCCCCACTCGTACCACATCTCCGTATTGTAAACCCACATGTGCTCCGTGGTCTCATCCGTCACATAAATAAACCAGTCCTCGGCGAGCACAACGCGCAATCCGGGAGCCGCGTACTGAGGACCTGCCGCGATAGGCTTAAAGCCGCCCTCACTGGGAAGCTTTTGAAGGGTGGGCTGCTCTTCACCGTCCGCTTTCTTCAGGGTCTCATCAATGGACTCGCCACGACGAGCTTCCATCTTCTTGATTTTATCGCCGTACTTGCTTGCGTTCTTGTTCTCGGGGCAATCACAGCCCTCGCAGATGCAGTTCTTTTTCAGTCTATCGCAACCATCGCAGTATGGCTCCTGTACAGAAGATAAAATCTTGACCGTATTGTCAGCATCACCCGTGCCTTGTTCCAGACGGATGTACTCGATAGTCGCATCGGTGCATGGCTGGCAGTAGCGAGTCTTGTATCCGTAAATCTCAAGCATGTGAGCGGCGGGGTTCGGACATCCGCCCGCCTTGTGACCCAGCGGGCACTCTTCCCACTCACAGGAGCATCGACCGAGGTCAGCCGCCGTGTGTTTGGAATTGTAATTCCGCAGAGCTTGGAAAGCCGTATCGTAATTGCGCTTCGCCGCCTGCCACTCGGGGGTAGCTTTGGTAGCATCGGGCGTCATGCCCGTTGGCCCTTTGGGGAACTTCTTGAGTTCCTTGCTGAAACGATCTACGTCCTGTTCCAGCTTCGTCTGTTCCTCATTGATCGGTCTGTCGGCGTGTCCGTAAGCAGCTTCCTTCGGATCGTTGATACCCTTGACAATGCCGTGCTCCCAGTTCTTGCCGCACTTGTTGCACTTGGCGGTCTCGAAGTCCGTGGGCATCAAGCCGTAATCGTCAGAGCCGCAATGGGGGCACTTCGGCTTTTCCGCAGCCGTGCGACAGTTGGAGCAGGAGTTCACGTTGAAAGCAATCTTCGGAGCCGAGCAACGGCAGGTCTGAACGCTACCACACTTGCACACTTGCTTGCGGTGGTGGTTCGAGGCCGTCTTATCGCCTCGTGTCTCACCGTCCAGCAAATCTGCTTTGTTCGGGCAATAGCAGCCGTTCTCATCGTTGCCGCATTGCGGACAATACTCGGATGCGATGCACCCAGCAGCCTTAAACTTGACCTTCTCGGACGAAGCCTTGGCGGGACGTGCCTTCGCCTTTGGCGGCGGTGGGAACATGTGTTGCAACAGGTCCGCAAGCTGGTAGGAGTTGCCCAGTTGAGTCTTGTTCTCGTAAACGAAGTCGCGGAGCAAGCCGCCGATCTTGTCTCGGTACTGCTTCAGGGAATCGAAGCTCAAACCTGTGCGGTGAATCCACTCTTGAGTCAGGTCGCTGATCTTAACGTCGCCACTCTCGGTTTGCTGAGCTTGATCCCAGTAAATCTTGAGCAGGGCGGCGTAATTGGGGGCGGACTTCGGAGTCTCCTTGGTCTTCACCCACGCTTCGAACTTCTCGATAAACTGATTGATGTCGCGGTCGGACTCGGACTGACCGACGCCCGGGGTTGTAGCGTGCTCTTCGGTGTCGAGGATGTTGTAGGTCTCGCCCTCTTCTCCGGGTTGTTCCATGCTCATCTCTTCGGGGCGAATCAAAGCAATCGCGTCCTGCTTCGCGTGATCCTTGGCGTAGTAAATGAACGTGCTCTTGAGGTAGGAACTGACCTGCTCAGCGATGGGCTTCTTCTGGGTTTCCTTGTCGAAGCCTTTGACCTTCTCGGCAAAGTTTTCCAGCAGCTTCTTGCCGTTCTTCTGCGTCCGCTCGAACAGAAGGGAGACGACCGCTCGGTAGATCACCTCATCCTGAATGTCTTGGTCTTGGGTTACGGAGTTGAGAATCGACGAGTAGATTTTGGTGAGGTACTTCGCCCAGTCCATCTTGGGGTCAGTGGGTAACCCCGCCTGCTCGATGAGCGAGTTGACAATCGCGGTCAGGTCTTTGTTGAAGGCAAACTTCAGGAGGGACGCGAAATGCATCCAAGCCCCGGCAATCGGGGAGAAGTTTGCGGGGGTTGAACACGGTCGCCCCTGAAGGTCGGCCAATTTGAAGGCACACTCTCCCGCTATTTTCAGCGTAGACGAAATGCGGTAGGCTTTTCCATCAACACCGTACACGATTTGTCCTGCGTTAAGGCGCACAGTTCACCTCTCGCCGACCCTTGTTCCAAGGGACTCTACCTTGAGCAGCCGACTTCATTTTCTGTATCGTGCTTTCGGAGTGCCTTCTGTCTTTGAACCTAGTACCGAGGTTTGCTATTAGCTGCTCTTTTGAAGTTACACAGGGCATTTCACTAAGGGTTTTGCTGATCTTATCGCAAACATCTTGGGGAACAGTGCGCCCAAACATCGACTTGCTAATCTTGTCACGAACAGCTTGGGGGATGGGCTTTCTGTACTGGTGATGGTTTACCCCGCTCATCTTCCGACGAGTCTCTTCATTGGGGATTAACCCGTCACCCCCCATCGTCAGGTTATAGCCGTTCTCAGGTTTATGGGATTGATGCAGGATAATGAAGAAGGTCTCCATTTTACGGAGTTCTTCCTTGGTCTTGGCTTGGTGCAAGACCTCGACGGTAAAAGCCTCTGCACCGTACTTGCGGATGGCGTTGTGAAAGTAGAATGGACTACCCCTGCGGGCTCTGTACCGATGCTCTTTCCACCGACGATTAACGCTGGAGCCTTCCCACTTGCCGATGTAGACCTTGCCGTTGACCGTATTTGTAATGCGGTAAACAAGCATTGCCAGACTCCAAAGTTAGTCAGTGATCGGATCGTTAGGGTCGCCGCCAGTCTTTTCGTCTTCCTTCAGGACTGACTCAAGGGTCTTCATGTAGTCTTCGTGATCCTCGAACGCCTGAGGATCGTGGGACTGCCCTGCGGCTGAGTCCTTTGCGTCCTTCTGTGCTACCTTGAGGCCTAGACGACCGAGTTCGCCCTTGTAGAGCGAGTTCATTGCTGATGCGTCTGCTGCTGCGATTTTCTTTGCCATTTTAAGCTCCGAAGGGAGGAATACCCCCTGCAAAGGGGGACTGTAGTTGAGTTTCGTTATACTTGCGAAGGTACGCTGTCTCATGACGACCTTCCTTAAACGCTAAACATTACAACAGGCACGACTGGCTCTCCCCCGAACGAGAATGGCGTAATCGTGCCCAGAGTGGTGGGCATAACCCCACCGCCTGTGATTGCATTTGCGGCTGAACCAAATCGGACGGGTGGGACTGGAGACGAGTACGGAAACGACCATTGATTCAGGAGGTTCGCCATCGAAGAGGAATCCTGATGGCTGAACACGGAACCGCCGTTTGAGGCATCGTAACTCCCCCACGCGAACCAGTAAATTCCCGAAGGGAGAGTGACAGGCCCAACCGCAACCTGTTTAGTCCATTGGCTGTGATTTGACGTGTCGAGAAAATTTGCTCCCGCGTCAATCAGTTTCGTATTTCCATCCGCTGAGTAGAGAGCACACGTCATCCAACCGCCAGCACCCGAACCTGTGACCGTGGTAGCCGTGACGTGGGATATGACAAACTCAACTTCGAGAATGACTTGGATTACATTCACGACATTGTTAGTGAGAATGCTTCCGCTAGTCCCAACTGTGCTATAGTCCTGACCGCCAAGAAACCAACCCAGTCCTGCTGTCTGGAACTTTGACCCACCACCTGCCGCCGTTTCCCACGCGGGTACACCTGCAACCACCGTCAATACTTGACCAGAAGTACCGATTGGTAGTCGCTCGGGGCCGAGCACGGCTGGGGAACCAGTCAAGCCCTCGTAGATCATATCCCCAACGGTGGTCATGGGGTTTGCAAAACCTGAACTCGGAACCGTAGCAACGAATTCAGTTCCGTTGAAAGTAAGGACAGCCCCAGTCGGTATTCCTGATGGTGGGGCGGTGATGGTGGTAGCAGTATTCATGGTAACGGCGGCGTTGGCTAGTGCCCGGCCTGCCAACGACCCACCGCCCAATGTAATCGACGAGACAGCGAGAATGTTACCCACAGTAACAGCACCCGGACCAATCGTTGTCCATGAGCTTCCAACGACCCAAACTACGTTAGCAGCTTGAGCACCATTGGCTAGTGTGATCGTTCCAGCAATAGCCTGAGTGATTGTCGAAGCGGTCGCGTAGAATACGAACACAGCGTTCGGACTGCCCTGTGCATCAAGAATGATTGGTGTGCTGATTGCAAGGCTCGATCCACTCTTATAATTGCCCGCATAGTAGGTGCCAGTCGGAGCACCCGCTGAATGCTGGGTGCCCATGTCTGCTGTAGTGAGTGTCTGGATGAAGGTCAAACCTTCGTAATGAGTGATTGCCGTGTTGAGGTCCGTCAAGGCTTGAGATGCGACAGGCGAGATAACTGTCGTAGGCGGTGTCAAAGTCCATGGCGGGGTGCCTGCGGTGATGGTTGTGCCTCCGACATTTCCACCGCTGATGACCGTGCCCGCACCATCCGAGTTCGTGACCGTGGTTCCCAGTACGGCGTAAGTTGCTGCCGTAGCTAATTGCGTGGTGACGGGAGACGAAGGGCCTGAGGGAAGGGACACATCGGACAACGAAGCCAAAGTCGTAGTAGCCCAAGCTCCGTTATTAAAAATGTAAAGCGCGTTTCCGCTGCCCACAGCCCAACCATTTTTCGGTGTGTAGTATTCCCATTCACCGCTTGGAACCGCTGGATTGTCGGTTGACCAGTAGGCGAGATTGTTAGCTTGAGCCGACCACACACCCGTAGGACTGCTTCCAATGATGTAGGAGTCTCCGTTGGCGGGGGACACGGGCGGTGTGTTCAACCCGACGCTGATAACGTTCGACTCAACGAGTGCCTGAAGCCCGCGCAGCAACGCTTCGCCTGCGGTGTAATAGCCGTCACCGAGGGCTGCGCTAACGAATAACTGCGGAATTTTGGGGCCGAAGTGGATGCTCATGGTTTAACCGTCCTCAAGTAAGAATTCGTTAGTCCTCGTTTAGACTACAGTGATGGTCGCGGTAACGGGGGCGAGACCAGCAATCGGGAGACCCAAATCGGCGTTTGTAGCGGTCGCAGGATAGCCATTCATCGTCAGGGTGATGGTGCCTAAAGCCAATCCGCTGCCCCAACTCACCCCCCACTGCTGACCCCATCCGGGTCCAAACACTATATCCAAAATGTATACGCCACTCGGTCCTAAGAGCATCGTATTAAGTCCATTTGTATCCGTTATGACGACTTGTGGTACACCCTCAGTCAACCACAACAAAAATACGGAGTTAGGTACTGGTGAGCCAGCGATGTCATTAACAATGTTAGGATCGGCGACCAGCGACATGAACGGGCTTACAACGTCACCAGTGGGAATGTAGGTGGCAACCAGTGCAAATCCGGGTACAAATAGGGCGCTGACTGGCGACCCCGATAAAAATGCTACAAAAGGCGGGTTGGGCACGTGATGAACGACTTGAACGAAGCCCTGAGGGTCTATGGCTTGAACCAGATATATCAGGTAGCGGTTGTTGGTTCCGTCGAACGCCCACGATTGCACGGTCTGAAGTGACCCGTCCACGTAGATGCTCAGGTCGCGAGCGGGATTGAATGCACCAAGAGGTCCAATCTGCATGAACGGGCCAAAGTACGGCGAGTTCACTACAAGCTGAATTCTATTCGGGTACGGCCCGTTCGTGAGTGCCTGAACTATTTGCACGTGGTTATTTGCCCTCTTCGCTTACGGCTAGTTCTTTTGCGCGGTCCTTAACGTACTTCCAGACCTTTCGAAGTTTTTCCATGTATTCCGGTGATTTCTTTTCCTTCACGTGTTTTCTCTCAGTTTCCTCGTATGGCAAGCCCTGATGCAGATGCGGCTCGCCCTTACGGTGCTTCTCTTCAATACTCTTCTGCTCGCTCTGATAAAGGTTCTGAATCGCTTCTTCCTCACCTTTTGGAGCGGGCTTCGGTGCTGGAGCGGGTGCTGGGGCAGGCTTCGGTTCTTCCTCGGCTGGCTCCGTCGATGGGTGATCGCGGTGCACCACGGGCTCTACCTGATCCTCCAGTTCCTCTTCGTGCATCAGGCGGGCTTCCTCCTGCTCACGCAGGGCTTCGTACAGCTTGTCCTGAACCTCCTTGTCCTTGACCTTCCTGATCTTCTCCAGTTCCTTCTTTTTCTTCATCTCCTCCTGTTTCTCTTGGAGGCGTTCGGGCGTCTTGTCCAGTTCGTCCTTCTTCTCCTGCATCGCCCGCTCGCGGAGAATCTTCACGATGTTGTGTTGGACGGAAGGCAGGATGCGTTCGAACACCGCATGAACGTGTTTGCAGATAACGAAGTTCCCCCGGAGGTCAAGCTGCTCAGAAGGTGCCTGCAATTGCGGTCTAGGCGTCCCTAGCAGCCCATCTCGCTGATGGAGGTTCCACTGGGCACCCCAATACAAGAACGCGGGGCAGGAGCAGCTAATCTGCACATCGAGGTCTTTCGCTTGGCTCGACTCCTGTACCTTTGTCGTGTCAAATTGAACGCGCACATCGTGCCCTGCTGGGTCTGAATCCTCCTTGTTGCACTTCACGTTGTAGTGGAGGAACAGGGCTTTGGGGTTCGAATCGAGCAGCGATGGCGTGCATCCCGGGCGATACTTTTTCGAGAAGGCGTTCGTCTGGCGGACGAGATCAGGCAGTGAAATCGCAGTCTTTACCCCGAATTTCACGTACAGCCTAGATAGGGGAATGGTGACAGTCACGCTCATTTTAGACAGAAGCCCTCATCTGAGAAATTGAAAGTCAGTAGCCTAGCACGGAGTCATATCCCTCTCCGTAAAACACTATCTTCAAACGACTTAGACCGTCCCCGATGTAACCCAGTGAGATGAGGTTACGGACGACCCTCATTTTAACCAGCTTCCTGAACTCGGAAACTGTTTGATTGTCCTTCAGGCGATTGCAGTATTCGCAGGCGGGCAGGAGGTTCCACTCGGCGTTCGGTCCACCTCGGCTGGCGGGCTTTGCATGGTCTACGGTGAGGTCACAAAGCTCGGCGGGAGCGTAACCACAGTACCAGCACCGCCCATCGCACTTGCGAACGGTCCTCCACCACTGGGTTTTGCGGGGCGTGCGGGGCATTACAGGTCTTTAGGCTTGAGACCGAGGCCGAGACGTTTACGCACCACCGGATCAGTGAGGTCCTCGCCGTCTTTGAGACCCATCCGCTCACGGAACTCCGGGTCATCCAGACTGACCTCGGTCGGCTGAGCTTTCTTCCGCTTCTGCTTAATCTCTTCCTGTGTCGGTTTTTGCGGTGTTGATGGGGTTTTTGGTAGGTCGGGCGTGAGCTTGGGATGGGAAAGCTTGAGCAACCTCGCGCACTCGGTGGGGTCAATCGGTCGCGGTTGGGGCTTCTCGATCACTTCTTCGGCGGATTTGTCCTTGACAAAGGCGCTCATACCCAGCGAGGACTGCTTCAGGGTCTTGACGATCTGTCCATTGCGGTACACCGTGAGGCGCTGGGCGGTCGTATCGTGGACGAGAATGTCCCCGGCGTTGACTCGGAAGCTAAATTGAACAAAATTGATCGGACTCTTGGCTACGTAGCTACGTTGCATCCTGCCTCCACTTACTTAAATACTCAATCGCCTTGTAAAATAAGGCCACATCATCTTTGAATGTGCCCAAAATGCGATTACACCGTCCGCACAGTAAATCTCGATTGATGCCCGTAGCGTGGTCGTGGTCTACGGCTAAAAGTATTACTTTTCCTCTTCGGGTTATTGTTTCTGGTTGCCCGCACAAAGCACACAGACCTTTTTGCTTTTCGAATTTTTGATTGTAGCCATCCAGCGACAATCCGAACTTTTTCTTCAGATAATATCGTTTCATGGTCTGTGGGTAGTAAACGCGATTGCGCTGATAATATTGCTTAGCGGATTCAGCGCACGCTTCGCACTTTGTTTTCCCGGGACGAGCGGGTCTAGTGCATGAACCACTGGCACATTGCATATATCCAAATATCTCCTCTACTTAATACTTGGATATTTGGTTATTATTGGGGAAAAAGGAAAAAGGGCTCGGATTGCTCCGAGCCCTAAGGTTAACCGCGACAACGAGAGGTTTAGTTCTCGCCGTAGTTGGCGGTCGCGTTGAAGCGGCCATTGACTGTGAGACGCTGGACACCTGATGGGTTGAACACCAAGAAGCCCAAGTTCTCGAAGATGCTGAAACCGATCTGACGGAGGTCAGGACGGTCGGCAGACATCACGGTCAACGGAATACGTTCTGGGATTACGCCGAGGAACTCAGCGTCCGCCAGAATGTAGATGCAGCCGTAGCCGACCTTACGAGACTGGAGGAGCGTTGCGCCCCAGAGATAGCCCATGACGCCCGTCTTCAACAGCTTGCGCTGTGTTTCACGGTCGATGTTTTGCTGCGTCCACTTCAACAGGTCCGTGTAGTCACGCGGATTGAAGAAGATGAAAGCAACCGACAGATCGTGGCGTGCAACCTGACCAAAGCCGTCTGCCAACGAGTTGATGTCGATGGGAGCGTTGATGGCGATGTCGGGGTTGTAAACCGGATCGTTGGGTGGGTGGCCGACTGCGCCTGCCGCAACACCGTCAAACAGGTTGAACACGTAACCATCTTCCGCTGCGCCTACTTCAGCCTTTGCGAGGTTGAGTGAACGAGCGACGAGATCGAAACGACGTTCCTTGATCTGCGTGATCGGAATCATCGGGTTGGACACGATTTCAAACGTCGGAACCGTGACGCGCTTTGGCTTGGTGACGCGCACGATGTCGCCGCCTTCTTCACCTACCACAAAGGCCTCAACGAAGGACGAGCCCGGGGTGGAACCCACGGTCATCGCGCTTACATCAAATTCCTTATCGTAGATGGGCAGAGCGCCATCGGGAAGAGTTTCAACCATAAGAGCCTTGCGAGCAATGCTCATATAGTCACGACGACGACGGAGGGACGGTCCCAACGAAGCCGCAAGTTTCTGACGACCACCCGCAGTCTTGAGCAACTGTCCGAGCATAGCCGTCTGCTGTTGTGTACGAGAAAGGTTTGCCATGTTGTTCTTTTTCTCCTTTACAGTAACGACGCTACGCCGAGCCAAGCTTCGGTCGTGGTTGGAACGTGGGTGCAAATACCGACAGCGGGCGAAGCAGCGTGGCTGCGTGCCGCCGAGGTGTACTGTCCGATGTTCGCGGAAGTGGCGCAGCCACAATACAGATACGCACCGAGTGTGAACGCTGCGCTCGTATCATAGCAATTTCCGTCCGAGTTACCCACCATTCCCTGCCACATGGCACGGACAACGGGGGCTTTCTTGGAACCGGAAGGCCCAATAGCGCCAGCGAATTCGCCGCCGTTGTTGAGCAGAGTTGCGAAGGGAGTGCCAGCGTTTCCAGACCCATAGTAAGTCGCGTCCGTGTCGCATGGAGCGATGTTACCGATTTGTCCGAAAGCAGGTTGGTTGGGAGGTTGAATCGGGTATGCAGCGTTCGTGCTTGCACCAAGAATGGCTACAATCACGCCGCCGACGTATCCGCCAGCCTTCAACGTCTGTTGGTCAGTTCCCGGATCGCCAGTGAGGAATACCGCTGGGGTGCAGTTAACGGAATCGTTCTGACCCAGATAGTGTAATTTCACACTCATTTTGGTTTCTCCAGTTTTGTGTACGAGAGTTTGATTATTCTTCCCAATCCGGCCTTTTGGGGGCTCAGGACTATAGGTTGAACGACTCTCACATAAGACATGCGTATCAAATTTTTTCACTAACTAGCGATTTTTGTCGATTTGACCGTATTAAGTAGAGAGGTTTTATGTTTGTCTATCTGGTAACCAGCTTGGTTGACGGGAAGATGTACATCGGCAAAACCGAAAAGACCATTCGAGGAAGATGGCGTGAACACCTGAAGAACGCAAAACAACCAAAGCGCCATCAAGAGTACCTGTACCGCGCTCTTCGCAAACACGGCCCCGAAAATTTCCACGTGCAGCAATTAGCGAAAGCAACCACAACCGAAGAACTCAACCAACTTGAACAGTTATGGATTTTGCTTCTTAAAACCCTGTCGCCCGATGGCTACAACATGACGGCAGGCGGGGATGGCGTACCAGCAACGCCGGAAATACGTGAAAAATTACGCATAAAAGCATTGGGAAGAGTTTCAACGAAACGGCAAAGAGAGACCACCAGTCTGCTATTCAAAGGCAAACCCAAGCCCGCTACTCAACGCGCAAAAATAGCGGCAAGTTGGAATGATGACCGTCGTAACAAGATGAGCAAACTCTCCACAGCCGTCAACAAAATAGAAAACTCCAAGCTTAGAGATTTTACCTGTCCAGATTGCGGCACAGAATTTAAGCAAGTCGCCAAGGGTGTCTACGGCGGTCATCGACGCTTCTGCCTACATTACGGCGGATTGTACAAAGTCTGGTTAACATGGGAAGGGACTGTCGCTGAGTTTGTTGAACTCTATGGCGTCAATCGATCCACGGTGTATAACTGGAAAAACGAAAGAAATTTTGTGGTGTTTAGCACACCACCCCCATTGAGCCCATCGGCATAATTAAATTTGCGGGCAGTGCGGCAAAGAATGATACCGCAAGCTCGGCTCCACCATTGCCTCCCACGGTCCAACCCGAGTTACTAAGAGTTGCTGCCGTGGTTTGAATTTGATAGGCACTACAACCGACACCATAATCGTATCGGTTTTCGGGATTGGGATATGCTGGGTTCCATGGTGAACTCGCACCGACAGTTGGATAGGATGCCCCCGAATATGATTGTGTTGTAAAAAGCACCAATTCATTATCCACAGTCGGAGTCAAGCTGATGGCATACGCAGAGGAATACCAATAGCCAGAATTGGTTTGATCGAGGGCGGACGTTGCGGCTACCCCGCTAAATTCCCAAATTGTACCGAACGTAGCGGGAAAACTTACGGTGTTCGACCCCGCCTTGCAATTCATGGCGTAGAAAATAGAGGCTGAACCAGACTGAATCGCCAAATCCCATGTGTTCCCTTGACCGTCTGATACACCGCTGGTGATACCCCCTGTGTAGGATATAAAAATGAGAAGATCACCAACAGTGTTGTTGCTTCCGTAGGTAAGACTTGAAGCTTGGGAACCGCCAGTTGTGCTCGTGTACTGTACCTCTGCGATTGACATTATGCCGTCCCCTTATGCGTAGAAGAATAGTACATCGGAAGTTGCCGACGTGGAACCCGTTCGGGTCGTGGTGCAAGCAATGGTGATGCCCGTGCTCATAGCGATACCGAGATCAATCGCCTGAACTAGCCCAGCACCGTTCGTGCCTGATGCTGGAGCGGGGACAGGAATCACAAAGTCTGGAGTCGTAGTACCTACTGTGACGTTCGTGCTGAGCTTGTTGAAGACCTGAACGTAACAAAGGGCCGACCCGTTGTTCATGATTGTCCAGCCGTAAATTTGCCCGGCCGAACCCTTAACCTGCTCTTTAGTGCTCGTTAATGAAGCAGAGTAGGGTAGACCCATACCACCCGAGGTTTCCGGGACTTGCTGCACAGCAACAGTTGCGGCAATACTCACGGGTTGAGTTGTCTGCCAGAAAGTTCCTGTGACTGCAACGGAGCCCGAGACGGCAACCGTCCACGATCCTGATTGTGTGACCGCGACCGTACCTGATACAGAAATGGCGTTCTCAACGTTGACGCCTATATTGCCTGAGCCGTCCTGATTGGTCGCGAGGGCGAATACGCCGCCTGCTTCGAGAATGATTGTGCTGAGTGACATGATGGACTCCTTACTGAAGTGACCCGTAAGCAGTGAATTAGTAACTCAGGAGGAATTTCCCAATGGGATTGGGTTATCGGGGAAATTTCACTTGCGATTTTCTAAGCCGCAGAAAATAAAGCCTCAGTTTTATCCGAGGCTTTGAATTTCACGACGTTGTTGAGATTATGAAATCAGCTTTGGGTAGCTTTTCGAGCCTCGATAGAGAGCGCACGCTTTTATCAACAGAGCGTTGACTTCCTCAGAGACGGGCTCGTAGTGGGTGTCCCAGTAACCCAGTCCATAGCCTCTCCAGCACAGCAGACTGATGGTGTGGCTTAGCTTGGGGCGACCGCATTTGACACACCGGGGCTCAAAGACCATCCCCCATTATACCACTACTCAAATCTTTAGTATGGCGACACCTCCAGCGAAAATTCTAGCAGTGCAGATGCAGACCCCAGAGGTTATCCAACTGCCTACAGGCGGCGGGACGGAACAAACTGGATACCGATGCATCCTCGCCGTCTCTTCCATCTTAGCTAAAGTTCAAACCACAGTCCTATTTGGCCGCGACCTGTACGGCATTGGTCTGATGAGCAACTTTCCTGAAGAACAAATCTTCCCGCGTTTCGTGAATTCGTTCAAGGACAGACCGTGGAAGTGGGCGCAGTTGAACGCGATTCCCAATCCCGCCGTCCCATACCCACAGCAGCTTCCTCCCGCGCAGCCTCCCGTCGCCACGGGTGTCATCACCGTTCTGAACTCCGGTTGGGATGCCATGTTCGGGTACTGGATCGAGTTCAAGGGCAACTACTGGCTGCATTTTCCCCTGTTTAAGGATTGGGCGAGCCTCGTTATTCGTGACGGCCCAAACTACAAAGGGTTCCAGCCATCCGTGGGCTCAGGACGAGGCGGCTCGGGGTCTGGATCGGGAAATTGTAATTGCTAGAAAATGAAGGGGCCGCTTTTAGGCGACCCCTTTGGTGATGCACTCGGTTGAGATTGATTACTCGTCGTCGCCAAATACGGCGCGACTAATTTCGTCGGGGCCGTAAAAGGCTTTCTTTCGCGGAGGGTAGACACATACGCCCCATGGTGTCATACTTCCACTGAGGATCGTATCTGGGTGAGACCCCGTGCCGGGTAAAATAAAGGCCCCGAAATGGGCGTACCAATCACCCTCGGGTACATCGGGGTTGCTGGCTCTCCACTCGACAAACTTGGCAACATCCGCATCAGTGGCTTTCGAGGCACGCCTCTCCTCTAGAATTCGTTGGTGGAATTTCTTCCGATCAATTGAATTCCAATTGATTTTCGGCATGAGGAGTTCTAGACCCCGAAGATCAATCGGTCGAGTTCTGCGTACACGGAGTTCTGCTCTGGCGAGCCCTCGGTAGTAGCCGCAAGACGATCATATAGGTCGGTAATTTGCTTCTGCAAAGGAGCAGAAGCGGGAGCACTTGAAGACGTTCGTCCCATCGCTGTTCCAGCCGCAGGGGACATCAACATCGTTGTCTTGTCCATAATCTCCACCTTATTTATCTTAATACTGCTTTTCCTTCTTGTCTAGTCTAAAATTGAAAAGGGGCAAGGGTTGTGTAAACCCCTGCCCCTTCAATCATGTTGCAAAGGATTACTCGTCGTCGCCGAACAGCGCAGTGGCGATGTCAACGGGCTTCGGTGAGGCTACGACCGGGCGGACACGCTTGATGCTGCCCTTCGGGTCTGCCTTGGCTGCGGTTTTTGCGGCTGCGGACTTCGGAGACTGCAACTGAGGAACCGCATCCTGAGGAGTGCGCTTTGCGCCCTGCTCTTCAGGCTTGATATCCTTCATTGCTTCCACGAAGAGGTCCTCGTCGTGGTCAGACTCGTTGTCGCGGTCTTCCGCACCGGCCTCGTTCTGCTTCAGCTTGTTGGCAACTTCGCCAGTAAACGATTCCAGAACGTCAAAGCCTTCAACGTTCATTGCAACCTTCTCTTCGGAAGCAATGAGGCTGTAAAGTGGATCGGCGTCAGAGCCCTGCATATCGAAATAGCTCTCGATACTGGCTACCTGCATACCGCTGTCGTCAAGCACAGATTCCATGCCTGCGGCAGATGTTGGGGCGAAGAAGCTGTCGCCGTCATCGGCTGCCTGATGCTCGTCGCCTTCGTTGGCAAGTGACGCGGCTTTGTCTTCCATCTCGTCCTGATCGAACACAGACGAAAGGTCAAGCTCTTCCTCGGAAGGCTCACCCTCTTCAAGAGCGAGAGGAACTTCCTCTTCGTTCTCTTCAAGGATTTCCTGCTCAAGGGCCTTGACAGCCTCGTTGACTTCCTCGATCTTTTCCTGAACGACCATCTTCTTCTCGTCGGTCAGAATTGCGCCTGCTTCGTCAGCGGGAGCTTCTGCATCCATCGGAGGAGCGTCCAGCCCTGCATCGCCTGCGGGAGCGGCCATATCCATCGGTGGGGCATCGCCTGCGGGTGCGTCAATCGGCGCATCCATTGGCGGCTCATCGGCCTTCTTTGCCTTGGCAGCAACGGCTTTGGCAGAGGCGCACTTGCATTCGCCTTTGCACTTGTCGCACTTCTTCTCAGCAGCCTTCTTGTCGGAAGCGGACTTGCAGCTATCGCAGCCAGCACACTTCTCGCCGTCCTTGCACTTCGCGTTCTTCGCGGATGCGGACTTGCCGTCGCTGAGGTTCACGGTCTGACCCGGCTTCTCACCAGCGTCGGGACGTTCGGCAGCCTTAGCTGCGTCCATTTCCTTCGGCTCGGAGTGAGTGCCGCCGCCGCATCCACGACCGTCGTTGTACGTATCGGTCTGCGGACCAGCGTCCTTGCGGTCATCGGCCTTCTTCGAGGTAGCCGACTTCGCGTCACCCTTGATTTCCTTTTCGACAGCCGAACGCTCGGACTTCAGAACGGACGGGTCCTCAAGGAGATCATTGAGTTCGACTTTGTGGACTTCTTTGAATTGTTCGGCGACCTTGGAGTAGTGGGCGTTGATCGCGGTTTGACGGAGGGCAGCAACGAGAGCTTTGGTGTCGTTACCTTGGAGCAGCGAAGAGGCGAATGCCTGACGCTTTTCGACGGGGGCACCCGGAAGCATCGTATTGGCGATTGTATACGCCGCAGCGGTGCGAACCTGTGCTTCCCTCTTGATCGTCTCGCGCTTCGTTTTCAGTTCTGCAAGCTTCTCTTTCAAGTTCGAGGGCTTGGTAGCTGTAGGAGTTGCCATGGTTGAGCCTTCCTTTTTCATCTCGGGAGAGGCAGAATTGCCCCTCTTTTGAGAGGTTTGATAGTTATTTTTCTTGTTTACTGCGGATTTTGCGCTCGCCATAGGAGGTTCCAAGGCAGGTGCAGGTGCTTCTGGTGGGGCTGCTGGTGCGTCTAGTGCCGCATCTGGGGCTGGGGCGGCTTCTGGAGCCACGTCGCCCGCTGGTGCTGCTAAAGCGTCGGGAGCAGGGGGTGGAGCTAGGGGATCGCCCAACGGGGCTCCCATATCTGGACCTACGCCCATACCCGGCTCGACGGCATCGCCGCCAGCGATATTGGCGATTTCTGAGTCGAGGCCGTCCAACTGGGACCGAATGCCTTCCGACCACTGTCCGCCCTTCAGTTTCTCCCATTCGGAGATAAACTGAACGCCTTCGCGCATCGTGCGAATCTCTTCTTCAAGCTCTTCGCGCTTCGCGGTGAGGAGGTCAAATTCGGGGGTCGCGGGAAGATCGGAGGGGATACCGGAGTCCAGACCCATGATCTGGTCGTCAATAGCGTCTAAATCCGCCTGTTTGCGGCTGAGTGCCGCTTTTGCGGCTGCGAGCTTCGATTTCGTTTGGTTTGCCATTAGCGTATTAGTCTCCCGTGCAGGTCCGCGTTCATTAAAGCATCACCTAAATCAAGGGTTTCGAATTCATCATTTCCACTGGCAATTTTTGCTATCTTCCCAGCGGTCGATGACTTGGTGTACTTGGTGCGTGGTCCGACCCACTCTTCAGCCACGGTATTGCGCTTCGCGGCACCCGGGAAAGCCGGGGTAGCAACCCACGACGCTTCCACGAACTTCACGCCGCCGTTAGCCATTGTCTTGTGTCCGCAAAGCTCAGCCACGCGGCGAGCAATGCCGTCGTCGTCCGTAAGGAACATGCCCTTCTGGTACGACAGGTGGTTGCAGTAGGTGTTTTGATCGGTTACGCGAGCACCGCAATAGCTGCAAATAACGAGGTCCGTCACGCAGCCCATTGAAAGGTACTTGACCTTCTCGCTGCGAATGTCATTGATGAGCTTCTCGTGTCCGAGGTCCGTGGCAACAAGGATATCGCAGAAATAGACCCACACGGAGCCGTCACCATTGAGCTTGATCTTGCGGAGGATGGCGTCGAGGATGTGCCCCTTCGCGTACTTGGAATTCTGGAAGTGCTCTACGAAGTTGAAGGCACCAACAAAACTACTGTGGCTGAGCTTCAGAACTTCATTCGTCCATGCGTCGTCGTTGTTGTTGACGAGGTGAGCGCATTCCGGCTTGATGAGGTAATCGTAGGGGTCGGCCTCGACCATAACGCTCGCCATAATGGTGCAGTGCGACAACAGGTATTTCGATGTGTCGGCGGACTTGCGGAAGGTTTGCGCGGCGGCTGTACCCGAGGCGGACTTCTGCCCAAACACGTGCTTTCCGTGCAGCTTGATCCAGTCCTCGGGGGCGATGACTGGTTCCTGCAAAGCGGCATTTGCTATCTTCGTAAAGGGCATAGAGTTCCTATTTAAGAGGGCTGTAGTTAGTAAAAGCTCCCGCAGGTAAGGCATTCCTGCAAGCTTACCCCACCGTCTGTACCGTCCTCGACGGGTTTCCCCTTCGTACTCTTACAGTTAGGGCACTTCAATCCCTCATAGACTTCAATCGATCCCTGCTTGGAATAGGCCGAAATGTAGTAGTTCTCAGTGAAAGCTCCACCGACCTCATCCCACAGTTCGTCCATGCTCATACCTGCATCCTGAGCCTCTTGCTGCATGGCGGCGTCCAGCATGAACGCATCCTTGGCTTCGGCTTTCATGCTGTCAACTTTGTCCAAGTAAAATTCGTTTGCCTGATCGTCCGAGGCGGCGGTCTTGTCATCTTTCACGCCATCCATCACGCCTTCCATTACCTCGTCTTGCACCTGTTCATCGAGGTGCCGACGCACATCGTCACGAGGTGGGAGAAACTTCGGCGTCTCGTGAATGCCAACCAGTGCCGTCTTTGCGGCTGCGGTTTTATCATCTTCGTCATCTTCGATGTCCACGCTTGGGTCGTTCGGGGTGCCGCCCGGAGGCGTGCCCGTGCCATAGGTCTTGGTGACAGCCGCCTCTTTCGGGGCGGATTTCTTCTTGATTTCTTCCCCAGTCTTCGGGTCGTACAAATGCCAGCCTTCCGGCCAATCATCGGGGAGAGTTGCTTCGCTTTCTTCCGCAGCGTTGACACCAATCTGATCGCCAACCCCCGCGTTTTCGAGAGTTTTCTGAGCCTGCATCACTTCGTCATCGGAAGGCTCTGGCGGTGCTTCGGGCTGTTTCCCAGTAGCATTATCGACTTTATTTTCGAACACAGCGTGGGGAGACGGACGAATAGCGCCCGTCTTATCCTGACCGAGTTGCTTCTTCAAAGCTCTATGAAAATCTTCGGCAGACGCGATATGCTTGAGTTGGTCAACGGGGCACTCCGATTCAACTTTCCCGTTCCTCAGGTACGAAACGTTCCCAGTCTTGGGATTAAACGAAAGCCGCTCACTGTTCCCCCTGAACCACAACGTAGTTCCGTCCGTAACGTGTCCCCCATAGCGGAACCCACTACCTGCGGCAACGGCATTGATCTTCTCTTCGGTAGGCGAAAATTGATCGGACATGGGATCACTCTCCTTGAAGAATGTTGCATCACTGGGATCGACTGGGGCTGGAGCACTGGGCATCGAGGTGACGTGCGGGTTGTCCTCGTCACTTGAGAATCGACGCGCTTTGCCATTCTTGTACTCTTCGGCGAACTGGCGTAAGTCGGCGGCGGTCATCTGGGCGCAGCCCTGAATGTCTTGGCTCGAAGGAATCTTAGCGAGCACGTCGAGGGCTGTCAGAGCGCGGTTTAACGCCTCATCATATTCAGCGGGCTGAGTCTCTTCGTGCAGTTCCCTGTCTTGCTGTCCCTCTTGCTCTAACTCGCGATAGAAGTCGTCGTCGTTGTCGGCGGTCTTGCCAGTTTTACCGAGTTCGATGGACAGGAGATCGGCGGGAATACCGTCTTGAAGCGCACCACCCTCATTCTCAGTGGAGCCGCGACCCGCGTAATCCTTGCCGTTTTGGGTAGAGTAACCGGGGTCAGAGTGGTGCTGATGCTCAGCGTAATCGGGCTCGTTGATTTGTTCAAACCAAGGGTCGAGAGCTTTCTTTCGAAAAAGAGGGTTCATGAAAACTGCTCCAAGTATACAACCGCTTCTTTGAGAAGTTGTAGACTGTCTCTAAAGTGTCCTAAAGCCAAATTACACGTCCTACACAATAGGCCACGCACTTGCCCCGTCTCGTGATCGTGGTCAATACAGGACGCCGAATTATTACAAGACGGTAGGTAGCACTTCCCGTCTTGAGCATCCCACATCTCCTTGTATTGCTCTGGAGTCAATCCGTATTGTTCGACTCTCAAACGAAGTGCGTTTTCTTGTCGCCATTTTCGGCGAGTAGCTCGATACTTGGGCGAGCTTTCTTTAGCGTAGTTCGTTCGATTCCTTTTGTTAATGCATTCCTTGCAGTAGACGGCAAAGCCATTTCGACGAGGATCGCCGCATCTGTTAAACCTCTTGTGCAATTTCCACTTTTTACAACCGTTACACCACTTTTTCGTGCTCGTTATTTTGCGGTTCATCCTATTAAAGAGCGCAAAAGCCTAAAAACAAAGCAAAAGGGCGACTCTTTCGAGTCGCCCCTTCTAATGCCTTCAAACTTTGAAGACACGCCTTGGGAAGATTGTGGACAGACAAGCCCTTGGGAAAACAGATTGGCGGAAAGCACCGGGGTTGAACCGGGCAGGTTACCCTGCTACACCTTCCCAAGGCGCATCTATTAACCGCAATAGCACTGCTTTCCGCAGATACGCCTTGTCCGTCTTATTCATAATACTCAGCTTTTGGAGAAAAGTCCAGACCGTTCTCCAGAATTCGTTAGGTGCTGTAGAGGAGTGAACGTCCCGTGGCATCGCCCTTGTTGAGACCTGCGTCAAGGAACTCGCCGTAGACAGAGCCAGCGACATCGAAAATGTCGGTGACGGTAACGGTGCAATCTTCAGTGACGGCGGCGGTGTCAACCGTGAACGCCGTGTTGTAAGACTCCATCCAGCAACCTTCATACACTGTCGCCACGGCAAGCAAGCCGGGGTTGCCAGTGTTGTTCAAACCACCTTCGTTTGGAATGTCAGCCAGAGTTGCCTGCCCGACGTTCGGGTCTTCAGTTGCAAGCTGGGAGAATACAATCTCCTGCTTGATATCGAACGGCCAGCGGTGATGCTTGAGGGAGCGGACAGCACCGCTCACGCCCGCCTTGTAGCCGACGACCTGCATGAGGTTCGCCAGATACAGACAGGTACGAGTGATTGAGATGCTGAGCGGCTGAGTCACGCCGGGAACGAGTTCCGCGACCTGATCGCCGTAGCCGAGGCCGCGAACCGCATCGACAGTCTTCGATTCTGAGTATGTGAAGGACGAGGTTACGCCCAGCTTTACGAACTTGCCGACATCAACGGCATCCGTAAAGATTTTGAACCGAGACGAGATTACAGTCTCAGTGTTGGGTGATGTACCCTGCCGATATACGTATCCACCTTCGGACATGTTTGCCTCCCACCTTAAAAAGGGGTTTCTACACTACAATTGCGAAATCCAGAAAACTGAAATTACAACTCGGGGAACGTAACTACCTTCGTTCCAATTCATCGCTCGTAACCTTAACGGACCTAAGGCAGTGAAATTCACCACACGATGACCCAGCGTTTTTCGTTCCCCGAATCTTCGCGAGCCGAGCATTCACCTCGGTGCTTACAAGCGGCTATTCAATTTGCCACTCATCCCGTACTGACCCACAGGCGGCTTTACCCGGTTAGTGGGGATTTCTGGATGCTCGCAAACTTATTCAGCCGAAGCTACCAGCGCCAAGCCCCTGAAAGAAGACTTCTTATTACCCTTCTCCCGGACCTTCGCAGCCGCTTCTTCGGACTCTTCCTGCATGACCTGCTTGTTCAAGGTCTTGACGGCCTCATCAGCCATCGCACCTGCGCGGAAGATACTCTCTACAAACTCGCGAACTGGACGGCTATCGTTCACCGTGCAGATCGACTTGGCGTCAAGGTAGGTCTGTTTTAGTTCCTGACCCAGCCTTTCCGCCTCCTTTACAGCTTTTTGAGCCGTCATCTCGCCAGCTAATTTGATCGGGAGCGTCGTCGTAGGACGATCCAGATGGGCGGGAGCTTCATCAATCTTGCTGTGTGCTTCGCCGATTTCTGGTGTACGTCCACCAGATTCGGTCACATCGCCTGTTGACTGATCCCACGAGAAGAAACCAGCGGCGGCGAACTTTGCGATGACCTGATGAGCGGCTCGGAGAGCGCCCTTCTTGTCACCCTTGTTGTAGCTGGCCCACGCCACGGCGTAAGGGTTGTCTACGTTCTCGTTCTTGAGTGCCTTCACCTGATCTTCACGACCCGGAGGAGCCACAGCGACCTTCTCGGCTGCCACGAACCTCAGACCACCGAAGGATGCTTCCTTCTTGTCGTCCTTCTTTTCGTCCTTCTTGCCGAACGGAGGAGCTTGCTTACCACCGAAATCGCCGCCCTTCTTTGAAGAGGCGACTACGCCGGGAGCGGCAGGAGCAGGAGCGGCCTCAACTGGGCGCTGTTGGAGCTTCCCAGCCAGATTCTCAACGGCTGCCTGTACGTCCTTGTCCTGTTCGAAACCTTCGAGGCTGGTCAGCTTCTTCACCAGATCGGCGAGGAAGTCGGACGGCAGCTTGGCGAAGAGAGCATCAAGCGATCCACCGCCAGCGGCGGGGGCTGCGGGTGCGGCGGCAGGGGGAGCGACTGGAGGAGCGTCGGGCTGTGCTTCCTTTTTCTTTGCGGCAAGACGGGGAACTTCGGCTTTTTCAGGAGCCTTGGGGTTGCCCTGTTCGTCACGGTCAGTCGTGTATGCGTCATTGCCAGCGGCGGATGTCTTCTCATCGGAAGCCATCTGCGGCTGGGCGGCGGGAGCCTGTACTGGTGCCTTCTGAGTTACTTGTGCGGGACGTTGTTCCCTGCGCTTGGTTGCGATCATATCTACCTCATTCTTGGCTTGACGTGCCACTTCAGGCAGAACGGCATCGTCGAAATAATCTTCGACACTCATTGCGCCTTCGGACTGCATCTGGTCTGGCTGGCTGTGAAGCAGCGTGTCCAAATGCTTTACGGCTTGTTCCAACTGCTGGTCGTTCTTACCTTCGGCTTGAAGAGCATTGAGGACGGATTTCCCGATGTTAACCGCATCCTGCGCCGTCTCAACGGACAAGAGAATGGTTGACTTCTTTGTCTGTGCCGCTTTGCGTTGTTCCATCAACTTGCTCATCGCTATCCTCTTAAATTGTTGTATCTATAAGCGTCGGCACCAGCATCTTCTGCCGCAAAATGTTCATCGACTGCTGAATACGCGATGTCATAACTGAGTACCAAGCTTCCGCTGCTTCGCTCGGGTTCAGCGTGACACAATCCAACTCGCCCTGAATCGGTGCTGGCTGATTCGGGTTCGACTTAGTTGGCAGAGCCAGCATAAAGCGTGCCGTCTTCGAACTCATCTGCGTCGTGATCCCCACAATTATGTCAGTGGCGGGGAACAAGAACGTAAACGCAGGGTTCAACGGGTCTTGAAATGTTCCTGCAAGGTTCACTTGCGGATCACCGAAGGCCGCGATATTCGCTTTGTCGCTCGCATCAGTCGGATCACCAACAAACGTGGCTATTAGCTTCACGCTGATGATGCCGTTCGCCTGTGATACCTGCGGATGTAGTTGCATTATGCCACTGCTCCTAATGTCTTTTGAAATTTTCGCAAGTACGTCTCAAGCTGGTGTAAGCGTTCGATGGAATCCTTCACCATACCTAAAGCCACGTTGCACGGGGTGCATAGA